CCTGGTTGGTCATGTCCCAACTATACAAGAAGTTGCAGTCTTCGCATTTTTTTGCGATACATTTTCCGTTTGGTTTCATTATCAAGTAGTACGACAAACTGCCCACATACATTGCAGGGCTGTCATGTCCCTAAATTTGCTATCCCTTTTATCGGGGTGCTTAAGTCTATGTATTTATAATCTATGCCAGTTAAATCCCGAACCCTGTCAAAACAGTGTTCGCAGACAATACTGTATCCCCGCGAACTTTGCTTGTTGCGATACGCAAATGCTACGGGTGGAGACACTTCATTTCTAAACGGGTTGTTTGACATAACTCTTATGCCGCAGTATCGAGTTGAAACAATTTCCCCACAGAGGCTTTCGGTCTATAACTTCCATCAGATGAAACCGTATGCGTATGCGATGACCCCCCTGCGGTGTCATCGGTTACAAGGTCTTTTGCTGGATTTGAACCCGTTCCATTTGCCACCACAAGCATACCACCATCAACAACAACCTCTTGAGACAATTCATCATAATCCGTTAGAGTCCCACTGGTTGCCATGGCATGAGTATGGGAACTCTCTGCCGCTGCCGTTATGCCGTCTATCGTCCATGATGCTGTTGAATCAGGGTTCCCACCATCTACATCATAATCGCCACCACTCCCAGTATTGGCAACCGCTAAAACGGTATCTTTGCCCGTGTCAAGAGCTAACCACCCAGGTGGTGCGGTATTCAGGTAGAACCATGCAACGGTTGAACTGTTGCCCAGCATAAATACTGCGTTTGCGCCTACACCGTTTGTGGGCATAAGAGCATAATATGTGGCATCTATGGCAACCCTGTCGGTATATAAATCTTTGAAAAACTTCGCAGATGTTCCAAGATCAAGATCACTGTCCACCGATGGTGCCAACGCTCCATCTGCAAGCGTCATCTGTTCCTCACCGGCGCAATCCCACCTGTGGGTGTCCTCGTCAGCGCTTTCTTCCACCTGATAGATCGTGTCTTCATCCGAATCGGAAACAGAACTCACCCCGACAATCGTGACATCATCAACCGTCCAGATGGTTACCTCGTCACTATCCTTTAGGACCAGTTTGTACGAACCCGAACCATATACAAGCGCTTCCCCCCGACTATCGAGTTCAACCGGATTCGTGTTTTCAGTTTCTAAACTAGGATCTGAATATGTTTCTTTTGGGGTGTCTGTCCCGGCTTCATATGTATAAAGCAACCCCCCCACAAGAGGATCTCCATCTGAATCAACCGCATAAAATTTCGGAGAAGCAATTTGTCCCATTACGATACTCCTAACTCAGCGTCTAAGTGCGCTCTTATAATTACGACCTTTACGGGGTCGGTGATTTCAAGGTTGTATATTCGTGCCCTGGAGCTTCCCAACCGATTCCACCGGACTCTCGTTCCGTATTCTCCCATTTTGCCGATGCCTCTCCAGTGTTCGTTGCTCCAGGTGTTTCCCTCATCGTCTGACCACTTTAACATTGCCTGTGGATCTGAACCCTGACCCGTGTTCAATCCCACTCCGGTTTCAAAATCTATTTCCAAACTGTTGTGAGTGATTCTATTGTTCGTTCCTGGTTCTGTCATTGCGATGGTTCTGCGTTGCCGTTTTATAACCTCGTCATCGTCCCAGTATACCGTTGTTTTTAACTGATAAATTTTTCCATTATAGTAATCCCCAACTAAATGTTTTGTCCCGAATTTGGCGTAACAGTTTGACCGATGCCGACCATAATATCCCGGACCAAGGTCGGAACGATAGCTCAATCGCTCATGCCAAAATCCCGTTGTGATATCATACACCCATGTCGCCTGTGCAGACGGGAAATTGACCACCCAAAACCTATGCCCTTCCTGTGTGTAGACATATCCAATAGCGTCTGAATATCTAACATATTGGGATATTGCATAATCAACTTGCGGAGTTGAAATCGGCACGAAATCATAACCCTGACTTCTAACGGCCTGACCCTCTTCATTTATCATGTATATGGAGTCTTTGTCCCTGCTCATGGATGCAGCCGCACCGATTCCTTCAGGTATCGTAACGCCTATGTTTTCAAGCGGGTAGTCTGCCGCCCCTGAGTTGTACCACACTTCGATACTCTTGCTTCCGGCAAGCCATAATTGCCCCTTGTGAACCACCTGGGATAATAGATTGTCTGGAAACTTTTCAGCGGTTGCGAAATCGAGGGCATCCCAAGATGTTCCGTCATATGATGCGGAAATCCAGACCTTTCCCGTGTCAGACTCGGTGACTACAAAGTATCCGTCTAAAAACGTAACAGTTTCAGGAGTCGGAAAATCACCGTCTGAAATCTGGGTCAGGTTGCCGCCAGCAACGGTTTCATAGATGTATCCGTCCCTTCCAGGGTCAACGATCATTAATTCTGTGCCGTTGTCTGCCATCCAGACATATCCTGAGTCGGTCCCAAGAGTTCCGCTAATCGACACTCCAACACCGTTTGAATCTATCTTGTATAGAGTCGTTCCAATCACCGCATAGACATAACTGCCAACCACCCTCATGTTTCTGACGGGGTAGGTGGACGATGGGTCGTAGAATTCTTCCAGCCCCGGTGTTCCGACAAGTTGTGCGGTTGACTTGCCACCCTCACTGTCTACATTGAGGTATAGGTTCACACACTTTTGGGCGTTTACGTCTTTGCTGCGTCCTGTATATGATCCACCGATAAACGGAAATTCCATATTACCCTGCGTTTATATCGTATCTTGGGCCGACAACACTTGGTATCCCAATATCAAGTTTCGCCAGTTTTCGAGATTTATTGCTTGCGTTTAAAATCAGAATATCATTATATGCGTCTTCGGCATCCATAGCCAGATCTGGGGTTACCGGCTTTCCGAACATCCTTGAGATGCGTACTGCCAGATTAAGACGCACTGCCTCGTCATATTCCCTTGGCAAGTTAAAGGAATTTGTCACATTAGCCAATGTAACTCCGGTAAGTGGCTTTATGCTTTCGATGTAAACAGTTTCAACGGCATCGGGTGTGTAGTAAAACCTTAAATAACCCAACGCAAAAGAAGGATCATAAAACACTTTATAGGGTCTTCCTTGAAGTGTCTTATCAGTTATCTCGTTGTATTCTTCTTCTGAAAGAATGTCCACAGGATGGTCGATATTGCCAGAATCCCTTATAAAACAATTCGTCACCTGTGTTGCCCTTACTGAGCTTGCCGTTCCACCACTTCCCATTGAGTAAGAAGCTGTACCGACTTCAAGCGAAAAGTTCTCACTGGTGGACGCAGGGACCATTAACTTCTTTGCCCCCCATCGTCCCATCATCTGATTGAACCGCATTAAAACATCGTTGAGGTCATCAGGGTGAGGCTCTTCAGCACCGGCTAATACACCTATTTCCTGCATCGCCGCAATACACATCTCTTTTACGGAAGTTGCCCCACCTGTTTCTGATTGTGACCCACCTACTAATATTGGCATATCTTATGCTCCGTTATTCCAACACTATTTTTTCAAGCATCCAAATCCGCAAATTCCTTGAAAACAGGTGCGTAGTAAGTTACCGCACCATCATCAACAGTTGTATCGGCATTGGTATCAAGTGTCAGGGTTGTTCCACTTTTGGTCAGCACCTTGACAGGTTCCAATGCCGACCCCCCGGCTCCAGCACCAGCAACCGAAAGATAGTCTCCCTTGAAAATCGCAGAAGCGCTATTTACGACAAGCGTTGCGGTTCCGCTCGTTATGTCTCCCGTAACACCTGCTAGTGTCCCGACAGTCCCGGCAGTTATGCAAGCCCATTGAAACGGCGCGCCACCGGCAGGGACACGCTCATAAATCAGGTCCATAACTTCATAAGTACCCACTGTGCGCGATGCAGTAATAGGATCGTCTGTGTCAAAAAATATTCTTCCCGGTCCTGATAAATTCCGCTGGACACAGCATTCTCTTGTGGTAGACCCCGTTAGTCCATTACTCAAAGCAGTATCACCCGTTAGAATTTCGTAATTACCTAAAGTTATGCGTCCAGGCCAAACATCATCCTGTGGCAAAAACATGCGATCTGAAGATGCAGCAGCGTCCAAAACAACATTATCAAGAATTACCTTCTGCTCCCGATTTGATGCAGAATCTTCAATCCTTATTCCAGCCGCAGTCGCACCTTCAAGCAACACATCCCGTAAAGATAAAGTCCCGTCTGACGTAAGATTAATGTTTTGATTTGCCGGGGAGCTGTGCCCAGACATTATGAATTGACTATTTACGATATTAACATCGCTGTTCTCGGAAATGACCGCATGAGCAACATACTGGC